TACAGCACATAGGGCTTAATAGTTCTATGTGCTGTTTAACTGGAGAATAGCTATGTGGGCAATTGATTGGAGTGATATGGGCTGTACTCAGTATGCTGCAACTATAGAAGATGCACATAAAATTGGTCAGCAGTTTGGAGAGCTTTATATTATAACTTATTTAGGAGAACCCGATGCCGTCAAAGATGAAGACTAAAAGAATTAAATTTGTAGGTAGCCATCCTAAACTACAAACAGGAATGTACTATACAGTCTTTGAGTATGCTGAAGCTACAGGTTTAGACTACAAAGCTTTACATAATAAAATGTATAGGTATGCTGAAATGACAGACGATTTGCTTAAACCTTATGTCAAACCGCCACCGATTCCTAGATTAGAAACTAAAGAAGAAGTTATGATGGGTGAGTGGCTAAGAAAATCTATAGTGAGTGAGGTGTCCTGATGGATAAATTAATAATGCAGAAAGATGTAGAATCTAAATTAAATAGATATAAAGTTATGATGTCTGAGGTTCATGGATATTATATTGATGTTCCTGCAAGCAGTCCTGAAGAAGCTATGAAGTTTGCTAAAGCGGGAAGAAGCTATTATCAAGAGTATGGTAGGAAGGTTGTAGAGAACCTGTAGAGGTTGTTGAGGATGAAGCTAATGAATAACCAATCTCAAGCTACAGCAATATTATTTGCAGTAATATTACTATCCTTTCCCAGTTTAATTTTAGCGGTTCGGGATTCAACTGCATCTCTTGCGTTGATAGTGGTAGCTGCTTTAGCCGTTGGTTATCTTGGCTGCTGGCTAATTATCTGGGGCATCGTAAAGATTTATAAACATTACAAGAGAGACTTCTAATGAATAAAGAAAAAGATAGCACAAATACATATTCGTTTTGTACTGACGAGCCTTTTATAAGCTGTACTTTTGAAGCTTATAACAAAGACTATGCGATAGAGTTTTATAAATGGTATGCGGCAAAGCATAACTGTAGACATGCCTCCCTTTATCGCGGCAAACGTCCTACTACTTCAGGTGTAGATATAATTTACTGGCAGGAAACCAATAGGGTGGAGGTTAGATGATGAAAAAACTAGCACCTGAATCAGTGAGCAAAATTGATGATAAAATACAAAAGGCGTGGGCTGTATACTCAAAGTTACATCCCCACGCAAAGAATGGTACGATCAGCGTTCATGTATTCAATGACTTTTGCGACATACTGGACGAATATAGAGCTTTAATTATCAGAGAGGCTGCTAATGAATAAAGAATTAGTTTATATGGTAATTTGTGGTATAACTGGTGATATTAAATATTATACAACAACTAAACCAAAAGACTGTCTCAGTGTTTGGGACGTTCCGTCCGGTTCGGGTCTTGATTACTGGACAATTGATGATACCCCTTTAATTCTTTTAGGAGACGAAGCTAGATGAAAAAATATATACACGTTAATCAGCACAAGATAAGATCTAATTTAAAAAATAAAACAAACGATCCTGTTATCACAGTTAAGCAGGGCAAAACAAATACTTATTGCAAGAGCGTAAAGATATTAGGTCATGCAGAAGTGATGCAGTCACTAGACGATAAACCTATTTTATCTTGTGGTGCAAGGGTTGTAATAGTTACAGAAGCAGAGGTGCAGATAGATGAGTAAATATGCTATTGAAAATCCCACCATGCAGAAGGTTTTAGATAGAGGTTATGAGCCTGTCAGAGTCTGGCTTGGTGGTTGGTACAACGGATGGCGTGTTAAACAAGGATACAAATGGCAATATATTTATGTTATCTCAACAGGTTCTTTAAAGAAGTTTAAAGTAACTGAAAAGAAGAAAGTAAAACCACTTAAAAGTAATACTAAAGAAAGTGAATAAACCCTTTAAAGGTATTTTAAAGGTATTTTTAATACTGTCAAGTGATGTTTTATTATTGACAGTGGTTGTTTAATTTTATATAATTTAATCTCAATAATTGGAGAATCCAAATGAATAATATTACACCGATGTTTACAAACAACACAGCCATCAACTCTATTAGAGATAATGGTTACGGCCAAGCAGATTTTGATATCGAAACTGCACCTTTAGTTTATCAAGCACATGATTGGGGCATTCCGTTCCCTAGTTCTAAGTCTGTAATTTATCGAACAGATACAGGAGAAGAACTTGGGGTGCATGGTCATGGCTATAAAGCTGTAGCACCGAAGCACATGATAGATGTAACCCGCAGTATCTTAGAGCGATCAGGTCTACAGTTAAATAATATGCAGGAAATAATCCGAACATCGCACAATGGAGCAAGAACTTTTGTTCAGTATAGACTTCCAGAGCATACTTATCGTACACCAGATGGTGATTGTGCAGCGTTAAG